AGCTGCATTTCAGCAATACTTGGTCCTTCTCCTCTAGCTCTTGCCATAAGAAGATCAGCTAATTCTGTTTGTCCTTGACGAGCACCAGCTTGGTTACCACCCGCTCTCTGAACGTCAGATAAATAACCATATTGATCATAACTTGGTTCTCCAAGTTGAGGAGCAGTTAAATTAACTGGATCCCAGTTATCCCAAAAACCCAATTTAATATCCTACCTTTTCTGCGCTAGTTGCAGAAGTACATTTTTTGTTCTTTAAAGTTTCTGATATTTTCATCTTTGTTTCCTCTGAGTGTTTATGCCCCACGCTTCCTAATTTATTTTTGTTGCCCTTACGAGCTTCCGACATTTTCTTTCTAGTCTCTTCTGAATGTTTTCTACCAAACATAGCATTTTTATTTCCAGTGCTAACTTTAGATAATTTTTCTCTAGTCTCTTCAGAAATCATTCTACCCTTACTGGCTTCTGATATTTTCTTTTTATGATCTTCGGAAAATATTCTACCTTTTCCAGCTTTAGATAGGCTCTTTTTGTGTTCAGCTGAAAACTTTATACCTTTATGTGAATCAGACATTTTCTTTTTAGTTCTTTCTGAATGTTTTCCATATGAACCACCAGATTTTAGATTAAAACCAAACGCTTGATTTCTAGTATCAAAGAGGGTCATATAATATTCTTCATATGCATCCAGATCATCTTTTGTTTCTGCTACCATTAATATTTCCCAAGTAAATTTATCAAAACCATACTTTTTGACGGCATTGTAAAAATAATTGCTCTTTGGCCTTTGTTCTGCGTCGCGCTTATGTTCTTTAGCTCTTAAACAAAGAGTTTTTATTGTCTGTCCAATATAAGATCTTCCGTCATCCAAAGATGCTCTATAAATTATTCCATACATATTTTTGTTCCTTTCTCTTAGTTTAGCCCAATCTCTATAATTAGTCCAGCAGTTTGACAAGCTTCTTTTTATATTATGACCCACCAAAGACTTGAGAGTCTGCTAGCCTATTACCTTTTCCTATAATTCCATAATCAAATCTAATATTGCTGATTTCACAGCTTTCTTCAAAAGTACCGTCAACAGCAGCAATATCTTCTACTGAAATCTTTATTGAGGTGCATTTTTGACGACTTGGTTTCACTTGGTACTGATATGGGGTAAATGTTCCGCCATAAACTGCTTCAGAACCGTAAGTTCCAGTTCCATATAAGCTTAATTCCGTTGGTGACACAATAATCTCTTCTGGAGTGTTGTTATTAAAATCATAGTATATTTTAACTTTTAGTCTGTGATCTGATTTCCAGTCTCCCAAAATATAAAAGGACCAAAGTCTTTGGAATCCTTGAATACCACCAAAATTTAGCCAAGTTGTTTCAAATTTCATTGATATTGGAGTACCATTATCTTTGAAAAGAGAATCATTCTCAACCATTACTTGTCCGCTAGATCTTATATAAGCATGATCATTTTTCCATAGCGTAGAATCTACTGCTGCTATATTTGTAAATACAGACCAGTTGCCGACAAAATAATCATAAACTAATGTTGTAGAATTATCTAGAGTTAGCCTAATATGATTTTTATCTGGATTTAATACGGCAGAAGTAATCATCTTGTCATTATAATCTTCTACTGGAGCGCCTATATAACTGACAGCTAAACCTCTGTCAAGCATATAAATACCTTTACGACTCTTAAATATAATTCCTTTGGATGTCAGTGTAACAGAACGAGGATTTGAACATCCTACGTCGGCAGTAATAAATATAGAATCTCCATAATCATTATTTGTACCATCTCTGTCTGGCCCTTGTCCAACAACATATCTGATAGCATTCTCTTTAAAAATAATTAATTTATCATCTAAAGAAGCAAGAGCCATTACTTCTCCACCAGAAGGATCAATATTCAAAATTTGTGCATTTGAAAATTCAACTGGAACTCCTGGTGAAACTAATTTTGAATACCATACTTGTAGAGGATTTGTAGAATCTTTAACAAATAAGCGATTTCTATGAACAACCATCGCTCCAACTGGTGGAGATTGATCATTTTCAACTTCTGCAGTTGTATATAATTGTTCGTAGCCAGTTAAATATTCATCAGTTGTTTCGTCTGCATCTGGTGAAGTATTTACTTGTGTATCGGTATTAATATTGCTATCGTTTGTTGGCAATCTATAAAATATTTCTCCATTATTTTCTGTTCTATAGATAACTACCATAACTGGAGAACGTCCATTTGCCTCTAATTTATCTGTTAAAGTTAATGATCTTATGATTCCTTCTACGGTATTTGCTGGACTTATTGGAGCGCCGCTTGTTATTGCGTAAGCATCAGATGGGCTAGATCTATGAATATTTCCAGCTGCGTCAACCCATTCATAAACAGCTTTATATTGATAAGAATACCCAGATGATGTGTTTTGTGCTACGAAATAACTAATTTCTGGATACCAATTAAACCCTTGTTCAACAACAGAAACACCATCATAAGTTGACATAATACCACCGCCAATATGAAGATTATCTCCAATTTCTGTTCTAGAATAGCTTCTTTCTTGTTCAAAGAAGTCAATTTTAATACTAGAAATGCCTGTTAATGTTTCTCCACCAACTGTTCCAAATTCACTAACTTGTGCAACTGGAAATACAAAAGTTGTTTCATTGACGATATCAACCGCTGGACACCATGGTTCAGTTGTTGAAAGAGAATTTAATCCTCCAGCAACGCCAGTATAAAACTTTGCAACAACCTTAGCTTCATCGTTTAAAATAAAATAAGTTGATTGAGGACCGGCTTCAACAAGAAGATATGGAACGCCATTATATTGAAAAGCTTCTCCAGCTATACTACATTGATTTTTAGACCAATTTAGGCTTGTGCCAGCTTGATCATCAAAATCATTGAATGGAGAAAAGTTTGCCATACCAAATGCTGTTATAGCTCCAAATGCACTAGTATCATTTACAACAAATGACTGTATAGCTCTAGTCCCAGAAGCTGGAATATAGTCAAAATAAATTCTTAGATCAAATTCTGTTTGGCTTAGGCTAACTCCAGTAACATGATATGGTCTAGCATCTATTGATGTACCACCAAAAGCCAACGTTGATTCAATTTCATTAGAATCTGCCAAAACTGCAGCATCAACACGATAAAAAATAGCGTTGTCTAAAGAACCTTTTGAAGTTCCTAAGTTTTTAGCATAAACAAAGCATGGACCATCGTAAAACTGTTCATAAAAAATAGAACCGCTTCTCATATTATCGCCAGCGATTGTTGTCTGCGCTGAAGCTGTAAAACTTCCTAAGCGATATCTACGAAGTCTAATACCGCGAGTAGGTAAACGACTATTAAACATCAAATATAATTGTTCGCCAAGTGCTCTAGTTTCAATTACTGCAACTTCATATGCTGGAGTTCCAGTGCTAATACCATCAGCAGTACTGTCATCATTAGTAATAAATTGAAAAGAAAGAGTTGCTGACGGATTACTTGTAGTCAATATTGCAGCTTTTAGTCTAGTTGTAGATGTATCGTAATAAAAGAAGTAAAAAGATGTTCCAAATGCTACAACTCTTGGGCTTTGTCCAGTTGTTGTTACTGAAGTTGGAGCAATAACTGTTTGACCAGTTTCATAGTCTAATATTGTATAAAATAATGCCGTACCAGTACTTGTAACTCTGGTATAAAAAAAGGCTTGTAGACCAACTGAATTATATGCTGAATCATAGTCATATTCTTTACCAGTACCATTTGAAACTGGCCTAGACGTAGAATAAATACTTGTAACTGATCCCTTTGACTTCCATTTATTGTTTCCAGAAACGTATGAAAACATTTCATCTTCATCAAATGCCAATAATTCTTCTTTGAATGTTGCCAATGCTTGTCCAGATAATATATTAGAAGTGCCACCAATGATTGTCTTTGGAAGAGCTTCAAAGCCTTTTCTTTTCTTTATCTTTCCAATTTTTTCATAAGTTACGTTATTTCCAACAAGTAATTTACCTAATTGAGCTTGTTTTGCATCTATCTTAGTATCAATGCCTTTTGTTAACGCAATATTTACGCTTTGATCTTGAAGTTTTGCCATATATTTTATCCTCTTATTTTAAAGCGTAATTATTATAATTCATAAGCAACTAATTGGCACTTAACAATGTCTGTATCATACGTAGCCAATTTCATAGTAAAAGTACCACTAATAGCATTATAGATACCACACACTATAGAAGGAGCTAATTTTTGAGTTGAATCAAGTCCGATCCATTCGTAATTTAAGATATTAGCTGTTGCATCTCCTGTAACTGCTACTCTTATACCATATTGTGCTCCTATAACACCACCGTCCATTACAAAACCAGCATCTCCATCAACTGGCTTTAAAAGTATCATTATTGGACGGCCAGAGCCAGTAACATAAATTGTTGAATCAGCAATTAGCTCATAAGCATTATTTTGTGGATGTACATAAGATATTGCTCCACTTTGGCTTTTTGTTAACGTTGCTCTTTTGGCTGAAGTTACTGCTCCATCTGCTATTTTTTCTGTAGTTACTGCGCTAGCGGATATTTTAGAGGTTGTAACGTTTGAATCTGTAATCTTTACTGTTGTAACAGCGTTTGCAGCTAGCATGGCAGATGTAATACCAAGCGCTGTAGGAATATCTGCTTTCATTTGTCCAGCTGCGTCAATAGACATAAAAGACTTAGCTGATGGCAACGCGGTTGGCAAATATGCATCGTATGAAGCAGTTAAGCCAGTTGGGGCATTTATTGTGGCACTAAAAGAAGGAGAATCAGAATCTGGGAATATCTCTACTGGGCCATTAGCCATTCCAGCATATCTTACTCCAGAACTTCTCCATGTAAATGTTCCATTTACATATCCAGCAGTTGCAGTTCCAGATGGCAAACCATTAATTCCACCATTTGATGTATTAGCAATTGACCCATTATCTGTAATTTGTACGTTTTGTCCCAAATCATCTTTATAATAAAGTTCTCCGTTAGCAGTATAAAGAGCGCTTAAATCGTCTGCTTCTGTAACTTCTGCAGCTTGATCAGCAAATCTAACTGTTCTAACTTGTGTTAAGTTGTTATCAGCCATTGGAACATCAGCATTAATATTCATGGCAGCTGGTGTTATAAGATTTCCTTGACCATCAGTATGATTGTGTGTGGCGACTTGATCTGTTAAAATTGTATTAATATCTGTTGCCCAGCTAGGCCCAGTCGTCACTGATACTTCTGGTGGATTTAAGTTCATTGGATTTGGCATTATTTATTCCTCTTTGTATTGGATATCTTTAATTTCTGTTCAGCTGACATTTTCCAGCCCTTTTTCATTACTTGATTTGCTCTTTTCGCTTTAATTATTGCTATTGTTTCTGGTGAATGCGTCTTCCCGTAAAAATGGTTTTTCTGGCCTTTCTGAGCCTCAGACAGTTTCTTTTTTGTTTCAGCTGTATGACTACCATTTGCCCCACCATCTTTTAAATTAAAGCCACACTCTTTGTCCACTGAATTATAGTGTTTAATATAGAAGTCTTCAGCTTGATCTAATTCTTCTTTAGTTTCACATTCTTTCTCAATTTTCCAGATGAACAAATGAGCACCGTATTTTGCTAAAGCTCTATGAAAGTAATCTTTTTTTGTTAATCTACGAGCCTGACTTAAGTGTTGCCAACGCCTTTTTTCAAAGTTTTGTATAGTTTGGCCAACATAAATTCTGGCATCTGGTGCCATAGCTGAGTAAATTATTCCATACATTGTTATTTTTCCTCTTTTGGTGTTTCTTTTATAAGTAGATCTTATACTCTTATTTTTTATCCAGTGTAATTTTTAACAACAGCATTTAAATATATTGTTGTTGCTGTAGTTGCTACAGCTTGTGGAATCCACGCTGTTAGCGCTTCATCTCCAAATAATTTATAGCCCGGTTCTGAGAATTTCTGTACAAAGTTCATATTTGCTACGTTACATGGAATTTGTGATATTGGTTTATAGGCGATCAACGAAATAGAACCAGATCCCAATGTTGTACCAAGAGTTAAAGAAGTTACGCCTCTAACTCCATTATCACCAGCTTGAAGACTGAATGGAACAAGAGTTCCAGCAACAGCTGTTGCTGGAAATGATGGTATAGTTGCTGTTCTACCGGTAGTTCCTGCTGAATTAGTATAGGCCATTCTAATCGTCGTAACAGGAGTACCATTTACAGTAGGTATAGTAACATATATACCGACATTAACGCCTTGTCCTAAGTTTGTTCCATTTATATCTCTTGCAGCAAAAGGAACGGAGTTTACTGTTTGTGCTGTAGTCTGTGTTACAGAAGAGCCACTGTTATACCAAAGAATATCTATTAGTTCCAGCTGGTTTACTGCTGTCGCATTTCCATTTACTTCTGTCAAATAAAGGCTTGAAGAATTTGGAATAGAAATTAAACCAGTTTCGCCAGATCCAGAAACAGTTTTTCCAGATAAGCCAACAGAACCAGTATTCCAAGCTCCCGGAAATCCAGCAATTGCTTGATAACTATAGCCAACACCAGCTGCTTCCATAGTACCTCCAACTTTTCTAATTTGGTATACTGTTTGTGACGAATTATTTACATCAGAAGTTGTTGATTTTTGTCTTCCCAAACTATCATAAATTTGAATATCGTCATTCTGATCAATATTCAACATTTCTAGTGGTCTAAGGGTTATTGTATTTGTTAAAGAGTAACCAACACCAGAAACATCTTTAACTAATTTTAGTTGTTGTTGTGACGAGGTTGAGTCATTTGTAATAATAATATTTTTTATTTTTCTTATAGTACCGCTTGCTGGTGCAGAAAGAATAGTACTTGTTGTTGAAGATGAAACCATACCAAATGCGCTATTTGGTAAAAATGATATGGTTGGTGTATAATCAACATATTCAATATTCCACTCTGTTAGAGCAGATGTTGATGTAATCATTTGTATTGTTTGTGAACTTCCAGATAAAAGCATTTTTTATAATCTCCAAATAGTTCTAGCTAATATATCAGCATCTGTTACAGTAGAAGGTGTTGGAATTGGGGCAGAAAGCCAGTTAACTCCATTGCTAGTTAATACGTTACCACTTGTTGAAGGAACGACAGCTGATATAAAACTAGCTGAAACGCCAGTTAATGTTGCGTAAGGAGTTAAGGCCCCAGAAACTTCTTGTCTAGTTGGATAAGAAGCCGATAATTCTGCTGGCGTTACGTATCCTCCACCACCAGTTGCACTTGCTGAAATAATACCAGTTATAGGATCATAACTAATAATTCCTGAACCATTTAATTGTAGTCTTACATCTCTAGTAAAATTCGAAATATTCGAAGCAGTTAATGCTGTATTGTCAGATTCAACTAATCTTTGATTAATAGAATTAACGTTATTAACAATATTATCTAGAACCCTATTCATTGTTGTGGGTTCAAAATTCTTTTCATCAAGCCTTATAGAAGCTATTTTTTTATTTCTTACTGGCATAAAATTTGTATCTCCTAGAATATCAGTTAAATAATATCCCAGCCGCGATCATATGGATTAAAACCATTATTAGCCATACCAGTTCCATATACATCTGTTACAGTAGCTGGTTGTCCTTGATCTCTATTCTGCGATTCAGTAACAATTCGTTTAATTAATGCTTGTTTTTGTTGCATAAACTCTTTATCAGATGTTTCTTCTTTTTGCTTGCACTTTATACACGCATCAACAACAACATATTCTAGCCAGCCATTTAATGTATCATTTTCCTCAACTGTAGCTGATCCTGTTGTAAGATTTTCAATTCCCGGTGTATACCAAACATTTAATACTAGTGAACCATTAGCTTTTGGAGTAATGGCTATTTGTCTACCACGCGGACGATATCTATAATTTGTATAATTACCGCTTGCTTGTCCTTGTACATTCAAACCAGAAGCTCTATTGCGTTCATTAAAATTAAATGGCTGAAGTGTTACGTAATTTGAACCAACCAATAAATCAACACCATTAATTTTTAAGCTTCCAGTTGGAAGATTTTCTGTAGTTACTTCGGCATTTGCTGCAACGGTCATTACTGTATTAAGCAAAAAATAATCTGAACCGTAGCTATTCACTAAAAGAGCGTGTAATTCTTTTAAAGAATAATTGATATAACTGTCTAACTCCGAGTCAGTAATAAAGTTAGAGTTATTTAGGTCTGCCCTATTTCTAACTTCCGTTCTAAGATCAGCTAATGTTGTTGACACTTTAGTTTTCCTCCAAATATTTAATAGCTTCTTTAAGAGAACTTATATTTTCTTTTAAAAGGCCAATAGCCCTATTGCAGTTTCCACATAGAAGTTTTCTTATTTCACCATTATAGTGATTATGGTCTACGTGAAGAGTTTTAAAAAAGTTTTTGCATATTAAACATTTGCCTTCTTGTTCTAAATACATTCTTTCGTACTCTTCTATAGAAATATTATATCGTTTTTTTAAATGTGCATTCCTTAAACGTTTTTTTGTGTGTTCTTTCACTTCTGGACGCGAGTAATATTCTTTATCATATTTTAATTTCTTATCTTTATATTTTTCTAAAAATTGTTTGTGCTTTTCGGTTTTTCTATATTTTCGCTGATATTCTCTCTGATACGCTCTGTTTTTTTCTTTTTCTTCCTCACTTAGCGTCTTTGTTGCCATATTATATCCTCTTATTTTATTAAGCTTCCTATTTTGTAATTAGTACTAAGATTTCTTATAAGGAAATTATATATTATTCTCTACAAGAACTCTATACTGACTCAACATGAAACATCGATTTAAAGCCAATCCTAGCCCCGTAGACGAAAAGAAAAAGGCAGGACCAGCTTTGCGAGCCAGCCCTGCCCAATCCATTTAAAGAGGAGTGGCAATAAATGGATTAATCTTCTTCTTCCATATTACAGAAGCTAACGAAATTCTTTAAGCTTTCTGCTAGTTTTTCTGCATTACCAAATTTTACTGCTGCAAGAATTTCTTCTGCCGCTTTTTGATGGCCACTTGGCGCTTTTACTTCTAGTTCTTCTGCTTCAAATCCGTTATTGTCTTCTTTTTTATCTGAACCATTCTTATTTTCTTGTTTACTATGTTGTAGTTTACCTAATATTCCAGCTAGTACAGGTTGACTATGTTTTTCATTCATTTTAATTAATCCTCAGTCTCTTCTGTCATTTGAATTCTAAAATCAAGTGTAATATCACTATTAATGATATTTCCAAGGCCACTTATAACAGCATAAGACCCAGTTCCTCTCAAAACCAACCCTTGAGTACCATTGCTACCATATTGCCATAGTAATGATGGTCTTGGTCTTACATCTGCACTGGTACTTGGTGTCATATAGACCCTTCCAGACGAACCAGTTCCACCAATTTGAATTGGGTTAGTTGTAAAATCTGCAGTACCAACATATGAAACTGTTGCGCTAGCTGTTGCATTTGTTTCATGCGTAAATGCAACAGATGAAGTTAGAATAGCTGAACCAGTGACTCCACCATCATTTGCCCTATAAAGTATAACTGCCATTGAGCCAGAAGACGTAACAGTACGACCAAATAATTCAATTTCTCTTATTCTTACTGTTTTGGTTGCACTTCCTTGTATTAACATCATTACTTCTGGCGTGGCTAAAGGTGCAAAACTTCCTGCGTAAGTATAGGTACTAATATTTGTGTCAGGAGAACTAGTAAACAAATATGAGCCATCTGCATTTTTATGTGCATTAATTTGTTGTAATACCGCTGATCCATCTCTAAAACTTACATCTGAAAATGCCATAGTTTAGTTCTCCTATTATCTTGTGATAATACTTACTCTAGCAGTTCCAAATACACTTCCAGAGACGCTAGCTTTAATTTCTACTTCGCCAGCTGCTTGATTTTGTGCATGTGTTACGGTTCCTGCTGAAACTGTTGCGACACCAGTGTTACTTGACGTCCAAGTAGCAATAGAAGTTGCATCAATTTGTGAACCAGCTTGATCTGTTACATATGCCTTTAATTCACCAGTTGAACCACTAAACACGTTTAGAACACTTGGAACAATCTGTAATTTAACTGATTGTGGATTTTGTACAGTTAATGCAGCTGAACCGCTTAATGTAGTACCATTGAAAACTAATCCAGCGCTTAAAGTTGTTGAACCATTGGCAACTACAGTTGCTGCTCCAACAGATTTAACCAATTTGCCAGAAGCGCTTGAAGTTGGCATTATTTGAGTAACTTCCATTGTTGCAACACTTGAATTTGAAGAAGTCCAATTGCATAATGGTGTAACATCTATTTGTCTTGCAAGATCGGTATAAGCTATTGCAGTGTATTGTAGATCGTAATTGCTATATTCTTGTGGACGAGCATCAACATTCTGAGTCCAGAATGATTTAGGAGAAGCAACAATAACTCCTGTAATATTTTGTGGTACAACAGTTAATGCAGCTGTAGAAGCTGTAACAAAAGATGCACTAGTGTTAAGAATAATATTAGTATAAGATCCGCTGTATTCTACAACATCTGAACCATCTGAAGCCTGTATATAAGCGCCAATAGTATAAGCAGTGCTATCAATACCACTAAAACTTGGCTTGACTGAACGTACTGTTGCGAAATATTCAACTAATGAGCCGCTAACTGCAGCTGCAGGATTAGCATTACCGCTAATACCGCTATTAATTCCTTTTTGTAAATTTACTTCACCTAGAATAAGGGTAGGATCAGCACAGGTTAAATAAATCGCGTCTAGATCAATATTAGAGCCACTATTACCAACTGTGATTTTTACTCTTCCTTCTTCATAGGCATATATTGAGCTGTCTACGAGAGACACTGAACCTGAAAATGCCATATTTTTATTATCCTCTTTGATGTTCAAGCTTTTATGCTTGAAGCTTCTTTATAAGTACAAAAGGGTGGTTAGCAGGCTGTTTATAATGTCAGCTAACTAACCACCCTTTCAATGAACCGCTTAGTACACTGGTGAAGTTGTCATAAACGCAGTAATTTGTAATTGTGATCCAGAAGGAGGTTCAGCGATACTTTGTACTGAACCACTTACATTCCAAACTTGGAATTGAAGACCGCTAACTGATACGCTCTCTGCTTTAGCAGTTGCAACATATAGTCCGTTTGAAGCTGTAGAGCTATTCAATATTTGTAGTACAGGCGCACCTAGAAATTGCTGGACCGGCAATTCGGGCCATGCGACAACATATGAACCAGTTGCGTCTCTATTGATTGTAGCTTCTTTACTAGCGCCATCTGCGGTTACTAGAGTAACTGCTCCACCAGCACCTATAGATGCTCTAACGAATAAAGTATTAACTTCTTGCTTGAAAGTCTTTTGAATGTGTGTAGCTGAATTAGGCATATTTGTATTTTCCTTTTATTTTAATTTGTGTCCCAAAAAGAAGAAGGAGCCAGTCCTGCCAGTTTTGTCTAGCAAGGACTGGCTCCCTCAATCATTTCAGAGCTAAATTAGGCTGATAGAGCCACTCTAGCATTGAAACCCGGAGCATTACATGCAAGGTTTCCATAGAACTTTGCTCTTACTTCGCGACCATCGTAAGATTCAACAGTACGCCATACTGAGGCAACACCATTATCATCTAGGAAGATCGGTTCACCTTCGTTAACGTGAACTAGTGACCATGTATCCATTTGTAGAAGATATGCAGTATTTGATTCGCAGTCACGATCTGGAACTACGATAACTTCGCCTTTTGGACCTTGGAATCTAAAGCCAGAGAAAGAAATCTTGCCTGGACCTTCTAGATCAGTATAGATTACGTTGCTTTGTAGATCTTGTGCCAATTGAACATAAGATTCAAAGTTTAGGAAGCAGTGTGATGGCTTTCCACCTTCACGGGCTAGACGGCTAATTGCAGTGATAAGAGCATCTTTCACTGATAGAGCAGAACCGTCTACATATAGACCTGATAGACGAACTTTATCTTTGCTACGATCAACTCCGAAGAATGAAGTAGCTACAGAAGAAGTTGTCAACCAAGCTGCTAGACCTTTAACTTGTAGATCTTTTGTGCCTGCAGTAACTAATAGATCATTTGCAGTCCAACCTGATGGGTTAGCAGCTGCTCCACCAAGAGTATTTGCTACAGTAACTCTTCCTAGATCACGATCTACTGCAATAACATAAGCAGTTGCACGAACAGTTGAGCCAGAAACAGCTTGAAGAGCTTGATCGCGTTCGAATTGAACGGAATCTTCTACGTTAGTTAGTTGTATAATGCCAGTTCCAACAGTACCGATTGTTGAGATTGTAGCAATTGTACCAGCGCCATCACGGAATAGACCGCTTGAAACACCGTTTGCTAGACGTTTGATTGCAGCGTCAATAACAACTTTTGCTGACTTAGCAAAGGCTTGCTTTGAAGACATTGCAGCTTCTAGAGTAATACCAGCTAGACGAGCAACTGATAGAAGAGTTACTGGAGTAACAGTAAAAGCTTCCATGTCTTGTGCTGCTAGAACAGCTTGTGCTTGTGCTAGAGTAGGAGCAAAGCCTTGTGAAGTGCTGATGGTTAGAGGGATTTTAACTCCGTTACCACCTTCTCCACCACGCTTATTAACAAGCGCCATGAAGGGTCTATCTGAGTAAGCAAGATCCTGCATTGCAGGAACGTCGTACATTTCTTTTAACATCGCATCTGCTGCGGTTTGATCAAAATTTACTGAAGCCATTTGTTTATTTTCCTTTGTTTTCGGCGCACTAAGGGCCGGGTTAATTATCTGTGTTAGTTTAAATCTTTAATTCTTTAGTGGGACTAAGCTGCCCATTTTCTTTTATGCTATGGTTAATTAGATAGAAAAAATCAAAAAAGACATTTTTATTATTTACTTCATATTTTTTTCAAGTGCAGCAACGGCTCTTGCTATTGAATCTTGCCTTTGTGCGCTCTTTGGTTGATATGGCAATTTTGTTTTAGGTGTTGCCAAATTATTTGATAATGTTGTTGGTCCGCGATCTTTTATCTTAAAAGAATT